AGGAAAAGTATAGTTGCTACGGGGTTGAGTTCACACCGACAAACGGAGGCAATACAATTGACTATTCAGACGATGCGATTTATTGCCAACTCAAAGCGGATTTGGATGCAAGAGTTGAGCTTTTAAAATTAGCACAAAAACAAACTATAATCGATGCTTACGGAAACGATGTTCCCAAAGTTGGAACTACACCGAGAAAAAACTCAATCGCTTTAAAATTTTAATTGATGACAGCGAAACAAAGTGCAAGGACCAGGATAAACCGAGTTTTAAGATTTTACGCAAAGAGAGGCATAAATTCAGAGCGAGTAAATAACCTTTACAGAAAAATAATAAATGATATATTCAATAGATGAGATTGAGGAAATGACTTTCATTTCTCGTAATACAATAAGGAAACGAATTAAAGATTTAGGATTAGTTCCACAATATAAAGATACAAGTAAAACTCACTATTTTGATGAGGAGCAAATCGAATTAATAAAAGATAATCGATATATTGATTATCAAAAATTTACGCATACTATTGAAACTTTTTATATTTATGAGAGTAAATTAAATTTTAATTAGTATATTTGTAATTCATAATAACCGATGCAAGGTTTGGGCATCTTAACTCCGGACCATAAATAAATAAAAATTATGAGTACTTCAAACCGCAAACAAGCGTTTGCACAACCACAAACAAATCCAGCTCAAAAATTTATCGACTGGAAATCAAATGACAAATGTTTTAGCTTTTACGACCGTGAAACTTCAGCAAACGTGTCAATCCCATTACCTTTTAAATTTTTAGTTTTAGACGAATTGCACACCGTGAAAGGTTGGAACGATGCAAGTTCAAGTCAAATCAATTCAAACGAGGTAAAATATATCTCAAAAGATGTAATGACAGTAAAACCTTTTAAAGGGAATGAGATTGCAAAAGGATTGTATAAAGACATTAAAGAGAAAATTAAAGCTGCCGGAGGGCATTACGTTAAGTCTGTTTATTGTATGCTCGAGGATGGATCAATCGCAAACCTACAATTAAAGGGAGCAGCGTGCCAAGCCTACGGAGATTTCACCGCAAAGACTCGCTCACGATTGAGTGACGAATGGGTTGAGGTGGCAAATGCTACAGATGGAAAAAAAGGAGCGGTAAAATATACTACTCCAGAGTTTAAGTTCGCTAAAAGTATCTCAGATAGTGAAAGCGATTTGGCAGATGAGGCTTTCAATACATTGGAGGGATATTTAAAAGCTTATTTAATTAAAAGCGATATTGTAGTCGTTGAGGATATTATCGTTGACGAGGACGAAGATTTAGAGTTTTAGATTTTGTTATTAATTTTGGTAGGAAAAAGGGGCTTTATAGCCTCTTTTTTTTGCAATAGTACACATTTTAACCCTTTTCCTATACCCTCCAGCTCAGAGCTTTTTTAATTTTATAGGTCCCCCCCAAAAAGACAAAAAAATGTGTACTATGTGTACTATTTAAAAAAATATTAAAAAAAATTAGTTTATTAAAAAATAAATATTATCTTTGTTGAACATTGGAGTGGTAGCCATTATTAACTTATTACAGAACCTCATTACCACGCAACTACCACTGCTGGTAATGGGGTTTATTTTTTAACATTATGACAGTATCAGTATTTAAAGACTTATATAAGTCTACAGACGTACCCTTTCACGTTTCAATTGATAAGATTATCAAAAGAATAAAGCAAGGAACATCAAAAGATTTGGTGGAACTAATTAGAACAGGAGCAAAGGACCAAAAGACCAAACTCCCTTGTATTCTATTTGCAGGAATTTTTAACGAGAGAAATTCAAACTCTTTACAAAAGCATTCCGGACTTATGGTTGTTGATTTTGATAAGTATCCAAATATGGAAACTATGCTTAATCATTTGGAACTATTAAAAGAGAATAAACATTTTTGTTTATTATTCATTTCCCCCTCTGGTAATGGAATTAAAGGGGTTTTAAAAGTATCTGACGAACTAACAAAGGAAACACACCCAAAAGTATTTAAGGAGTTTCAAAAGGTTTATAATTACGATTATTTTGATATTGCAAACTCCAACGTTGACCGAGTTTGTTTTGAGTCTTATGATCCAGAAATTTATGTTAATTTAGAAGCTGACATTTTCAATCCTATTTTAAAAGAGGAGGGATTTAATGTTTCGGAGAGAGTTCCTCTTTTACCAATTACGGACCAGGATAATATTATATCTAAAATAATGGCTTGGAATTGGAATAAGGATTTTGTAGAAGGAGAACGCAATGCTTTTATCTTTGATGTAGCTGGAGCGTTTTGTGAATATGGAATTGGGCAACACAATGCAGAGGGATATATTTTAAATAATATTGTAATTGGGGAGTTTTCAGAAACGGAAGCCAAAACCACAATTAAATCCGCTTATAAAAAACGAAACTTCGATAGTAAATACTTCGAGAATTATAATAAAATTGATTCTATAAAAGTTGATTTAAAAAAAGGCAAAAAAGAAGTAATCGAAAAATACGGTATCACGGAGGATACATTCAATGAAATAAAGGAAGCATCCGAACACGAAGACTTTTGGCATTATACCGATAAAAACAAAATAGGCTTTGACCATTTAAAATACAAATCCTTCTTGGAGCGTAATGGTTTTAAAAAGTATTTTCAATCGAACGCACAAAAGGCAACGTGGATTTATATTAGTTCCAATAAAGTAGTGGAAACCTCAACCGAGAAAATCAAAGATTTCGTTTTAAATTATTTAATCGAACGCAAGGAGTTAGATATTTGGAATTATTGTGCAGCATATCAAAACATATTTTCAGAGAACTATTTATCTATGATTGATAGCGTTGAATTGTTAATGTTAAAAGATACTAAAACAAAATCTTTTATTGCTTTTGAAAATGGTATTTTAGAGATTACAAAAGACACTATTAAGATGGTGGATTATATCGATGTTGATGGATACGTTTGGCAGAGTCAAATCATAAACCGAAACTATAATACTACAGACGATTTTAAAAACGAATACGCTACATTTATTAAAAATATAAGTAGTAATGAGCCAATCGCAATTGAATGCGTTATAGGGTATCTTTTGAGTACCTATAAAAATAAAATGAATAACAAAGCCATTATCTTAAACGATGAGGTAATAAGTGAAAATCCAGAAGGAGGAACAGGTAAAGGATTGTTTGTACAAGGTTTAAAGCAAATCCGTAAAGTTTCTATTTTAGATGGTAAAAGCTTTGACGATAAAAAATCATTTCCTTATCAAACAGTATCTCCAGAAACTCAAATATTAGTCTTTGACGATGTTAAGAAAAACTTTGACTTTGAGAGTAAATTTAGTTTGGTAACTGAAGGAATGACTTTGGAGCGTAAAAATAAAGATGCTATCAAATTGAAAGTCGAGGAAAGCCCTAAAATGATTTTGAGTACTAACTACGCAATCAAAGGGGAGGGGAACTCACACGATAGGAGAAGGCACGAAATCGAGTTCGCTCAGTTTTATGGTAAATCCTTAACACCTTACGACGAATTTGATAGGCAGTTATTTGACGATTGGGATGAGTTTGACTATCAAAGATTTGATAATTATATGGTTAATTGTTTACAGACATATTTAAAACTTGGTTTAGTTCCGCAAAACGCTAAGAATATTAAAATGCGTAAATTTATCGCTGAGACTTCGATGGAGTTTTTGGAATGGGTAAAAGACAAAGAGAATGTAGCACACAATGACAGACTTGAAAAATCTTTGTATTTTAATAATTTTACAACTGAATACCAAGATTACAAAAAATGGTTAACAAATAAGAAATTTAATATTTGGGTGCAAAAGTATTGCAACTTTATAGGAGCTGAATATTTAGAAGGAAACACCAACGGGATGAGATGGTTCACAATTAAAACAGGGCAACTTTTAGAGGTTGACGATATAGCTTTTTAAATTATGGAACTTAGACTATACCAAGAGAAACTTTCGGCTCAAGGAGTTGAAATTCTAAAACATAAAAAGATTGTTTATTTAGCGATGGAGGTTCGTTGCGGAAAGACATTAACCGCTTTGAATATTGCAAAATTATTCGGAGCTAAAAAAATACTTTTTATAACTAAGAAAAAAGCAATTTCGTCAATTCAATTTGACTATGATAACTTTGGATTTGATTTTGAAATTGTAATTATTAACGACCAAAGTTTACATAAGATTTTAGATACTGACTTTGATTTAATCGTTTCGGATGAGCATCACAAATATGGAGCATTTCCTAAGCCGAATAAAGTAGCGGTACTATTTAAAAAACGTTACTCACATTTGCCAATGATTTTTTTAAGTGGAACACCAACTCCAGAGAGTCACTCGCAATGGTTCAACCAATTTTGGGTAAGTGATTACTCTCCTTTTAAAAAGTATGTGAACTTTTACAAATGGGCGGTTGACTTTGTAGATATAAAACAAAGGAATATCGGTTATGCGGTGATTAAAGATTATAGCACCGCAAATGAGCAGTTAATACGAAGAATTATACAGCACTATATTATAACTTTTACCCAAGCTCAAGCGGGTTTTACGACTTCGGTTAAAGAGATGGTACTCGAGTGCGAGATGCTACCAATTACAAAAATTATAATTGACAAACTTAAAAAGGATTTGGTTGTTAAAAATGCAGAGGGGCAGGTTATTCTCGGAGATACTGGAGTAAAGTTAATGCAAAAGATACACCAGCTAAGCTCCGGTACTTGTAAATTTGAGGATGGAAGCTGCAAAGTAATTGATTACTCAAAGGCGTTGTTTATACTCGAAAAATTTACGGGAGTAAAAATTGCAATTTTTTACAAATTTAAGGAAGAGTGGAATGCATTAAGTCAAGTTTTTGGTGGCGAAAACTTGACAAATGATGTTGAGGAGTTCGACAATACCGATAAATGTATCGCTTTACAAATTGTAAGCGGAAGGGAAGGAATAAGCCTAAAAAATGCAAAGTACTTGGTGTATTATAATATTGATTTTAGTGCTACGAGTTACTGGCAATCTCGTGATCGCTTAACCACAATGCAAAGACAAGAGAATGAAGTCTTTTGGATATTCTCAAAAGGAGGTATTGAAAACGACATTTACAAAACAGTATTAAAGAAACGTGATTATACTCTTGCACTTTTTAAAGAAAATTTAAAAATAAATAAATAAAAAATAAACTATTATTAAATAAATTTAACGTATCTTTGTATTTATTAATCAAAATATCAATATATGAAAATATGTAATTTATGTTTAAAAGAAAAAGAAAAAATTAATTTCTATGTTAACAAAAATAGTAAAGATGGTTTTTTTAAATATTGTAAAAATTGCCATAATGAAAAAAGTAAAAGTAAATTAATTTTAAAAAGAACAAAGTCAATAAATTTAGATTTACTTCCAAATGAAATTTTTAAATCAACTTTAATAAATGAAAATTATTTAGTATCTAATTTAGGAAGAGCTTATGTAAAAGAACATTTTGGAAGTAGATATATTAGTGGTAAATTTTTAAAATTAACAATTTTAAAAACTGGTTATCCATCTATTCAAATTGATAGAAAAAAATATTTAATGCACAGACTTATTGCACAAGTTTTTTTAAAAAAAGATATTAATAAAAATTTTGTTAATCATATTGATAGTGATAGAACCAATAATAAATTATCAAATTTAGAATGGGTAACATTTCAAGAAAATGTAATACACGGAGTTAATAAAGATAGATATGCAAATAAATTAAATAGAGAACAAATTTTTATTATTAGAAATAGTATTTTATCTGTAAATGAATTGAGTGATTTTTTTAATGTAACAACAACAAATATAAGATTAATTTTAAATAGAAAAATTTGGAAACATATTTAAAGAAAATGAACGTACTATCACTATTTAACGGAATGAATACAGGCAGACAAGCCTTAGAAAATGTAGGTATTAAAGTAAACAATTATTACTCAAGCGAGATAAAACCCTACGCAATAGAATTAACTCAACACCATTTCCCCGATACTATTCAAGTCGGGGATGTAACCAAGTGGAGAGAATGGGATATTGATTGGCAAACTATTGATTTGGTTTTATCAGGTTCGCCTTGTCAGGATTTGAGTGCAGCTGGTAAACGTGCAGGAATTAATGGTAAAAAATCAAGTTTGTTTTTTACATTCGTTGAAATTTTAGAACACATAAAATTACTTAATCCTAAAGTATTATTCCTTCAAGAGAATGTAGGAAGTGCAAGTAAGTTGGATGTTGGTATTATGAGTCGAGCGTTGGGAGTTTATCCTGTTCGTATTAACTCAAGTTTAGTAACTGCTCAATTACGTGATCGTTATTACTGGAGTAATATAAGAACTAAGGAAACGATGTTTGATGTAGTTACAGATATACCACAGCCAAAAAACAAAGGGATTATGTTTAAGGATATTATTACAGGAGGAATTGTTGAAAGGGTTAAAGCTTTAGCGTTATTAGAAAGTGAAAGTCGAGCTTGTGTAAGTCAAGAAAGTATAAAAAATAGAGCTGAGAAACAGTTTATAAATATGATTTATGTTGATACAGATAAACACGTTTCAATCAAAACGAATCAATGTCATTCTAATAGTCAAGAATATTTAAAACACAGAAATGAAACTACAGGAATGATTACTTTAATTTATGAATATAATGATGAATTAAGATTTAAAACAAACACTTTAAAAGGTTACGACGTTGTTACTGAAAACGATTGTATTGATTTATCTTTTCCAACTTCAAAAACAAGACGCGGACGAGTAACAAAAGGTAAAAGTCCTTGTTTAATGGAAAGCTCAAATAATCTTTATTCTTACAAAGACGGAATAGTCAGAACTGTAAACAAAGTTGAAATGTGCAGACTTCAAGGATTTCCTGATGACTATTGCGATATTTTGACAACTGCAAAAGCAGGAAGTTTATTAGGCGATGGTTGGACTTTGCCAATTATTGAACATATTTTTTCATTTATTGTTGCAGATTAAAAAAACATTTGTATATTTGTACAACCGCCAAAGTGAAAACATTAACAATCCTTCTCTTTTGTACTTGGCGGTATCAATCGAGAGGGATTTATTTTTTATAGTTATGAATGATTTATTATCAAACACAGTTTTGCCTATAGCTTTAATTTTTTTAGCTGTATTGTTTACAATTTTAATTGGATGTTTTGTTTTTATTATTGTTAGAGATCTTTTTAATGATTAAATAAATAATATTATGAATAAGGAACAAGATTATTTTCAAACATTCACAAATCCATACGTCAAAAATAATTACGACTCAAACGGAGTGACTCAACCTAAGCAATACCAAATCGGTATAGATACATTTGAACGAGCTGAAAGCAATCTCACAAAGGAGGAAATTATCGCTATTTGTAAATTCAATATTGATAAATACTGTTGGAGAAAAAAAGACCAAGACAAAGAGGATTTTAAAAAGATTATTGATTATGCCAATTGGGCAATTAAAAATTTGTAATGGAATACTTAACAATTAAAAATCAGAAAATCGGTTTACATTTAGATCCACAGGTTGGAACTAATAACCGAGAGTTTAGAATGATTGCTACATACATAAATGAAGCAATGCCACAAAAGTGGATTGATATTAAAAAAGCGTTTTGCTTCCATTGGATTTATACATTTAAGTATTTAGATACCGGAGAAACGTTTGAGTTAGAATTTGATTATAACGATGAATTTAAAAGGAAATTAATATGAAAACATTTGAAGTTGAAGGCTGGTTCCGTTACAACGATGAGAAGGATTTTGAGATTGAAACAATAATAAGCCAATCGGCTGAATATGCAATCGAGTATTTTAAAAGCAAGTTCCCGAGTTTACACTTTTTTAAAATTACAATTAAAGAAATATGAAACCAAAACGTAAAAACATTTTAATGCATAAACTCTATTGTATTTGTCAACTTCAACTCGAAGTCTTAGACGAACTCCACGCAACGACTGACAAAATGGTAAAATACAAATCCGATATAATTGGACTTTGTGAGGAGCTAAATAATAACGTTGCCGACACCTACACAATTCAAAAGAGTACCTACTTCCACGAATTGACGAATAAAATAGATACAATACTAAGAAAGGAATTTAACGAAAATATGTAATATTATGAATCAAAAAGAAAAATTTATCGTAGAAGTCGCAATGTGGATTTCATTAATTGTAGTATGTTTAGGAATAGTAAAAATAATAATCTGGATATTATGACAGAACAGCAAATCCAAACTAAGATTAAAAAGAAACTCCAGGAGCGAGGATGGTTTGTAACCAAACTAATTAAAACCTCCACAAATGGCATTCCGGATTTACTTGCAATCAAATACGGCAAGGCTATGTTTATAGAAGTCAAAAAGGAAAACGGTAAACTCGCACCGCTTCAACAGATGAGACTTGAGGAACTAACCCAAGCTGGAGCAATTGTGAAAGTCTGGAGCGATTACGAAGTAGACTTTATAACAAATAAAGTTTAATTTTGTTACAAATTCATTTTTTTTCGTTATATTTGTAACGATATGATTAAACCGCACACTATAAGTACGCAAATGTGGCTCGAAACTGAAGACGATAATCTCGGACTCAATGGCTCATACGTAGAATTTAGGGTGGTTGTTGATAGTATAAATGGTTTTTGGGTTGAGAACGACGACGAAATAGTTTTAATTATTAGTGGAACAGCCTATTATATCGAAAGTAACCAGGATTTATTGATTTTTTTAAAACAATATTTTAATCCGTTAACATTATGATTTTAGAAGAGTTGGCTAAGAAGGACTCCCAATGGAGGAAAATGGCTTTACAAATTTGTAAAGACAAGGACTTAGCTGACGAATTAGTACAGGAAATGTATATTAAGGTTTCAAATAAAACAAAACCTTTGTCCGATGGTTATATATTTGTTACGCTGCGATCCATTTTCTACGACTCTCTTAAATCAAAAGATATTTTAATAGATGACTTCAGAAGTTTTGAAGCTTTAGAGGAGGAAATTATAGATTATATAATTGAGGAAATTGATTACAAAGAACTTTCAAAAGGTTTAACCTGGTATGAAAGGACTATGTTTGAACTCTCAACCTTAGTTGGTCAACGGGAACTCTCAAGGCAAACAGGAATACATTTACAAACAATCCATCGAGTTAATAAGATGGTTAAATTAAAACTAAATGGCAAAAAGAAAAACTAAAAAGGAAATTCAAGGTTTGGGCGATGTTATCGCAGCCGTAACCTCAGCGGTAGGAATTGAGCCTTGCGATGGTTGCAAAGACAGACAATTCAGTCTCAATCGTTTATTTAATTTTAAAACGGTTAAATCGGAAATGAGCCAAACAGATAAAGAGCATTTTGCTTTATTCTTAGATGCAAAAGGTCAAAGAGTAATCGATGGTAAAAGAACGGAGTTAGTATTCGAGGATATTGATTACTTAAATAAATTATACCTTTATTACTTTGGATTAGATAATTCAAATTGTCCGAATTGCTCCAAAGTACACGAGCAAGTGATTAAGGATTTATTCAAATTGTATAGCTACAATTAACAATACTGGCTTTAGAAAGTAAAGAAAACTAAAGGGAATACGAATACACTTTACAGTATTGCGGTATCGGGAGCGTTGAAATTGTGATTAAACGCAAGTTAGTAGAATTGGCGGGAAAGGCTAACAAATAATCGGTTGGTGCAATTGGGAGCATCCGCTTTTTAGTGGGAATAGAGGTTCGAATCCTCTACCGATTACAAATTAATAAAATTGGATTTCAAATCAATTTCAATTATGGAAGACAAAAGAAAAAACAACGGAGGAGCGAGAGCAAACTCGGGAAGACTTAAAAAAGAAGAGGTATTCTCTTTGATTGAAACTTTAGACACAATAGCAATTCCTGAGACAGTTTGGAAAATGTTATATGCTAAGGTTTTAGATAGCGATGTGAATGCTATTAAATTATGGTTACAATATAGATACGGAATGCCGAAGCAAGTAATCGACCAAAATATCAATATAGAAAAACCTATTTTCCAATCAATCAATTTGGATGTTCCAGACTACGACAGCCCAGAGTAAAATAGCACGACTTCGAAAACGTGTTCGGATTGTGCAAGGTGGAACTTCAAGTTCGAAAACTTTTTCTATTTTACCGCTTTTAATAACTTACGCAATACAAAATCCATTTTCAGAGATTAGTATAGTTAGTGAGAGCATTCCCCATTTAAAAAGGGGAGCTTTAAAGGATTTCCAAAAGATAATGATATTGACCGACAATTATAAGGATGCTAATTTCAATCGCTCTTCGCTTAAATATACATTTTCGAATAATTCCTATATCGAATTTTTCAGCGTTGATCAACCGGATAAATTAAGAGGTGCGAGGAGGGATATTCTATTCGTAAACGAGTGCAATAATATCGACTTTGAAAGCTACCAACAATTAGCCGTACGTACAAAGAAATTTATTTATTTAGATTACAACCCAACGAATGAGTTTTGGGTGCAAACGGAGCTTATAAACGATGCCGATAGTGATTTTGTCGTTTTAACTTACAAAGATAACGAGGCACTCGATCCGGCAATCGTTAGAGAGATTGAGAAAGCAAAAGTTAAAGCACTCACATCAACGTATTGGGCGAACTGGTGGAACGTTTACGGATTGGGAATGCTCGGCTCACTTGAAGGAGTTATCTTTCAAAATTGGGAGCAAATCGATACCATACCAAGCGAAGCGAAGTTCTTAGGATGTGGACTCGATTTTGGTTATAGCAATGATCCAACCGCTTTGATAGGAGTATATGAATACAATGGTAAGATAATCGCTGACGAAATGATATATTCAACCTCACTATTGAACTCCGATATTATTACTTTAATGAAACAGGAACGAACGCTTCCAATATGGGCAGACTCAGCAGAACCTAAAAGCATCGAGGAAATAAGGAGAGCGGGTTACAATGTTAAACCCGTTGTTAAGGGTGCAGACTCAATCAATTTTGGTATCTCGGTACTACAGCAAAAAGAGTTATTAGTTACAAAATCGAGTACCAATTTAATCAAAGAGTTGAGGCACTACAGTTGGGATGTTGACAAAACAGGTAAAAAGTTAAACAAACCAATCGATGATTTCAATCATGGACTCGATGCTTTGCGTTATTTTGCAATGATGCAACTCGCAATCAAACCAAGTCGTAAACTTATTATCACTTAATTTTAGTTAAAACAACTTATTTTTATAAACAAAATCACATTTTATCGTTATATTAGTATGAGAGTTATTATTCCAACCTATTTAAGTGAGATTAAATTATCTCAATACCTAAGATATCAAAAGGTAATCGCTGATAATTCAGACGATGAAACCTTTGTATGTATTCAAATGGTGGCTATCTTTTGCAATTTAACAGTTGCTGAAGTAATGAAAATTCCTGTAAATGATTTCGGGGAAATCGTTGAAACTTTAGCGAAAGTATTGGACCAGAAACCAGCACTCGTTAGAACATTTAAATTAAATAAGGTTGAGTATGGTTTTATACCAAACTTTGAGAAAATAACCTTAGGCGAACACGCAACGATTGACACACTACTCGGCAAAGATGAGAACTTAGCCTTATTAATTTCGGTTATGTATCGTAAAATAACTAAAAAGGTTTCTGTATTTTATGAGATTGAGGAGTACGACGGAGACGAAAGCAAAGCGGAGCTGTTTAAAGACGTTCCAATGGATGTTGTTATAGGTTCTATGCTTTTTTTTTGGACTTTAAACAAAGAATTATTATCGAATATCCTATTACATTTGGAGAGCAAGGCAGCGAGGGAGGGACTGAATTTGGAGGAAGCTTTGGAGAGCGTTGGGGGTGGTATCAAACTTTTATTCGACTGTCGAGAGAACTTAGAATCCACGTTAGAGAAATTGGAAGAGAGCCTCTTCACGAATCACTCACGTTATTATCTTACTTAATTGACGAAAGCAAAGAGGAAGCAAAACAAATTAAACAAAACTTTAAAAAATGAAATCATTTTATAAAACAATCGACTATATTAAAACCACTTTGGAGAGTGCTCCGTTATTGAACACGATAACTCACGGAACGGATATAATCGATAACGTTAAAAAGAATATATTCCCTTTGGCTCATATAAATGTTATGAGCTCAAGCATCAACGCTGGAGTTGTTAACTTCACATTTGAAATTGCGATACTCGATATTAGAAACATATCAAAGGTAAAATATAAAGATAAGTTTTTAGGGAATGATAACGAACTCGATAACTTGAACACGTGTCACGCTATTTTGAACTATATGATTATGTCAATGCGAATGAAGCGAAACGATAACGATATTGAGTTAATGAACGAGCCAACGTTGCAACCGATATTAATGGCTTTTACGAATGCGTTAGATGGTTGGAAATGCGATATTGAGTTAAGTATTCCGAATAACGATTTTGATGTTTGCTGTTAATGGAACTTAAAAAAGTACAGGAGGCATTAAACGCTTTCGGAGCTTCTGTAGTTGAGAGAGCAAAACAAAATTTAAAGATAGGGGGGAAGTATGGAACGCATAACGCATCCGGAAAGCTTTCAAACTCTTTAAATTACAAAGCAAAGGTAAACCCGAACTCGATTGAGTTTGACTTTTACGCTGAGGATTATTGGAAGGAGTTAGACTTTGGAACAAAAGGAAGTCAATCGAGTAACAAAGCTCCAAACAGCCCTTACAAAGCAACTGCAAAGCTTGCCGATATTGATAGGTGGGTAGTTCGTAAAGGGTTGCAAGGTACGAGAGGGTCAGGTGGGAAGTTTGTAAATCGTAAATTGATGGTTGCAAGTATAACAAAATCGATTAATAAAACAGGAACACCCGAAACAAAGTTTTTTAGAAGTGCATTTGATCAGGAGTATAAAAATTTTAACGATAATATAGCTGATAAATACGGATTAGATTTGGAAGAGTTTTTAAAATTTACATTAAAAGATATTAAATAATGAATATAATTAAAAGTAGAAGCCCTTATTTTATTTCAATAAACCAGGCATTTCAAATAGAAGGTAAGATTGAATTATATCTTTGGCACAAAGGACAAACAGAGCCTACAACTCCGACTCACTCTTTAAGTAAAAAAATTCCGAGTACAACTCAAAAAACTTTAACTTGGAACATTTCTAACTATATTAATGAATTTATTGATATTGTAAACCCTGTAAAAGTTTTAGTTCCAACTCAAGAAAATAACAACGCCTGGTGTTTTTGTAAAGTAAAAAGATATGCGTTATTATTTTTTGAAGGGGAGACTGAATATTCTTTATTAGACACTACAACTTATGTAGGAGTTCAAGGATTTACAGAATATATGGACGGAGTTAATGATTCAGTTGTTGGTAATTATTTAGAATTAATTAATTCAAGTATTAAAGTTGATTATAAATATTCAGCTACAGAAATACCTTATTTTAATTTAATGTTAGAAAGAAATCTTGAATTTGATTGGACTCTTACATATTACAATGCAGCAGGAACAAGTTTATCAACACAAACTATTATAACTGCAGGTGCTTTAGAAATATTTAATTATAAAATACCATTATTTATAAATAATCCAGCTTATAATGTTGCTTCATTAGATATAGAATGTGAAATTATTGGTACACTAACTATTAATGTAAACAAAATAGAAGAATGTAAATATACACCTGTAGAATGTGCATTTATAAATTCAAGTGGTGGATGGCAATTTTTAACATTCTTTAAGGCTCAAACAAATGGTATAAATGTAAAAGGCTCAGACTATAATTTACTTCCAGACTCAGTAGATTATAATATCTACAAAGGTCAAAGCAAAGTTTTTAATATAAACGGAAGTCAAACCGTAAAATTAAATACGGGTTGGGTTGCTGAAAATTATAATGAATTAATACACGATTTATTATTAAGTGAAACTGTTTTAATTGATAACAAACCAGCAAAAGTTAAAACTCAATCATTAACTTACAAAACACAATTAAAAGACAAAATGATAAATTTTGAATTGGACTTCGAATATGCTTTCGACTTAATAAATAACATAGTATAAAATGGTCAACGTTGGAATTTATATTTATACAGATAGCATAGCTGATTTGTCAAGTTTATTAATTGATAATTTTGCTACAAGGGTTTATGCTGATGGTGGAACTTTTGAAGCTCCTAATTGTTTATTAATTGAGCTTCAAAACTTAGGTGGTTTTTCTGGAATAGCTTTACAAGCAAAAAGAATTGAATTATTTGCTGACGAAAAAATAAGCGTAACGAGTTCAATACAAAATATAAATAATATTGGAGCGACTTACTCGGATTTTTCTCAGACGTTTACTATTCCGGCTACTAAAAACAATAATAAGATTTTCAAACATTGGTACGAAAATTCTTTAGACACTCAGTTTAATACATTAGTAAAAGCGGATGCATATATTGAACTTGACACAATACCTTTTAGAGTAGGTAAAATACAACTTGAAAGCTGCGATATAAAAGACAATTATCCACAGAGTTACTCCATTACATTCATTGGGAATTTGGGGAACTTAAAAGATAGTTTCGCAGGTTTATTTTTAAAGGATTTAAATAGCGATGATTATGATTTTACATATACTGGTAACATAGTAAAAAACAAAGTAGTTGCAAACACAACAAGTGACGATGTAATGTTTCCATTAATTTCTTCAGATAGATATTGGAATTATGGAGCAGGCGGTTTAAATGATATAAATGTAATTTCAACTCCTATAAGATATAACGAGTTATTTCCTGCAATAAGATTAAATTCAATTTTTAATATGATTGAAGATAAATTTAATGTTAATTTACAAGGCACAACTGAAAACCCAAGTACATTTTTAACAGATGGGAAGTTTATAAGTGCATATTTGTATTTAAAAAATTCAGATAGTTTTTCACAAAGAGAATTTTTAGATAGAATATTATTTGATGAAACAGGGGAAAATTCTGATACAGGATATGAGTATAATTTAACAACTCAAAGATTAAACAATAATTTTACAGCACCTGCTTTTTATAATTCTCTTTCATTTTCATATAAGTCTGCAACTTTAAAAATAACTCCTTCCGTAAATGGAGAGTTTTATACTATTTATATTTATAAAAATGGTGCTTTGTATTTTACTTCTCAAACATTTACATCGGTATCTGGAGTTATAAAATATTTCGGAATAGAAAGTACAACAAATAGATTTGCTACAAATGATTATTATGAGTTTTATATAGGCTCAACACAAAGTTTTCAATACGATGCTGAAATTGAAGTTGAATCCGTTTATGAAGGTATTAGCGAAGATTTTAGTTATTTGTTTTTTGTAAATGCTCCAATATTACAAACGCCATCTTATAAATTACAATTGTCTAACTATATGCCAGAAATTAAAATCGAGGATTTCTTTGCTGGTGTTTTAAAAATGTTTAATCTAACTTGTTATTCAAGTAATGGAGTTGATTATACAATTGACACTTTGGAAAGTTATTATAATTTAGGAGAAATAATTGATTTGACAAAATATGTCAAAACAGATGCGACAAATTTAACAAGGGTAAAAACATATAAGAAAATAAACTTTTTATATGAGAAATCGGAGTCGTTAGTAAATGTAGGTTTTAATTCAAATGCTGGAATTGAGTATGGTAGTTTATTATACACTACAAATAATGACGGAGAAGAATACTCAATTAAATTACCTTTTGAGGATTTAAATTTTAATAATTTAAAAGATAAGCTCCAGGTAGGATATGCTTTAAAAACTGATTTACAAAAATATATACCTAAGCCGATAATTTTATATGATTACAATCCAGCAGCATTAACGAATTTAACAGATACAAATTTTTATTTTTCAAATGAATTAACAGGAAATGGAACAAATCACACAAGTTACAAGGCTTTCGGTCAAGAATATTTTGATGGAACTAATACTTATTCTTTAAATTTTCCAGAGCAACAAAGTACACTTACAAATGAAGTCATTACGAATAGCTTATATCAATTTTATTATTCAGATTATATCGAGAATATATTTAATTATCGAGCTCGTTTGGTTAAGGTTTCAGCGATTTTACCGATTAGCGTTTTGACTTCTTTGAAATTGAATAATAGAGTTATAATAAGAGACAAACGATATATTATAAATTCATTTACAACGGATTTAACAACTGGAGAGGCTTCATTTGAATTAATAACAGATTTACGAACATTATGATAAACAACATTTTAGAGATGCTTAAGCTTGCGGAGCAATTCGATAACAACGAAATTATTGCTACCGCAAAGGGGAAATACGAATATCCAAAATCAAACATACAACTATTTAAAAAAATGATAAAATGGCTATAGAAAAAGTTATAAATGTACAAGTAAATACAAACGTTGAAAATACAAGTTCAAAGTTAAACGCCTTAAAATCTAATTTAAAAGGAGTCGGTACTCAAGCCGTTGACGCTACGCAAAGCGTTCAAGGAATGAGCAAAATGGAAGGAACTATAAACGCAATCGGTGACGGTGTCGGAAAATTAAATCCTGCTTTTGGATCAGCTGTAAAAGGGGCTAACGGATTGATTTTAAAAATGTGGGAAGTGGTTGCCAATCCTATTGGAGCTATATTAGCTGGGATTGTAATTACTGCTAAATTTCTTTATGAGGCGTTTCAAAGTTCAGTAGCTGGAGGTAAAGAATTAAAAACAATCTTTGCAGGGATTTCTGCTGTAGGCGAGCAAGTAAAAGACGCAATTTTTGGACTTGGTAGAGCTTTAATAAATACAGCTACTGCTGCTTATAAATTTATTACTTTAGATTTTGCTGGTGCTGCTGAGGATATGAAAAAAGCAAATGGAGAAGCTACTGAATCATATAAGCAACTAGGAAATGCAGTTGATGGAACTACTTTTAAAATAATTAAGAATTTAGAAAAACAACAACAAGCAAACGATAAAGCAAGAAAAATTCAAGCAGTTGTACAATCTGAAACAAATAAATTATTAGTACAATCACGTGAAATATTAACAGATGAAACTGCATCTATAAAAGATAAAAAGAAAGCCTTAGAAGAAGTTACAAAGGCTGAAACTGCATCAAGTAAAGAAAAAACAAGAATTGCAGCGGAAGATTTAAAAATATTAAAATCAAAAGCAGCCGCAATGGGTGGGGAGGCAGAAAAGAAAATGAAAGGCGAAATTCGTGAAGCTACTATTGCTTTAAATGAAGCTGAAACCGAAAACGCAATGACTGGAATAAAACTTAACAAACAAAAGAAAATGTTAGGTCGTCAAGAAGTTTCAGATGCTAAAGAAGCAGCCGATGCTTTAAAAACTTTAAACGATGAAAAAATAGCAAAAGCAAAAGAAGCTTACGAAGCCGATAAAACTGCATTAACTGAAAAATTAAAAGAGGAGGGTTTAAATTTTCAACAAAGGCGAGATTTAATAAAAGCCGATTTAATTTTAAATGCAAAAGATAGAAAAAAATTAAATGACGAAATAAACAAAGAAGAAAATAAAACAATAGATGACCATAATAAAGCTATTGCAGATTTAAATAAAAGATATGACGAAGAAAAAGAAAATCGTTTAGCTGATACAGCTGTAAAAAAAGAGGATTTAGACTATAAACGTAAAGTTTTAGAAATTGAAAAACTTGCTCAAACAGAACTTGAAAAACAAACTTTAATTGAAAAATTAAATGCAGAGCATAGAGAACGTTTGGCAGTTGCAACAAAAACAGACGAGGAAAAAATTGCTGAGGAATTAAAAAAAGTAAACGATAAAAAAGTTGCAGACGCAAAAGAAGCTACAGATAAACAAATTGCAGTTGAAAAAACATTGACAGACGCAAAGAGAAACGCTTTAGATACAGGATTAGGATTATTATTACAATTTGCAGGAAAAAACAAAGCGGTTGCGTTAACTATTTTAGCAATACAAAAAGGATTAGCCATTGCTGATATAGTAGTTGGAGCATCAAAAGCAATAGCTTTGGCGAGTTCCAATTTAGCAGCTGTACCTGCATTTATTGGAGTAGTTCCCAACCCTGCTTATATAGGTCAAGCAATTGCAACCGCAAAAGGGATTATAAGTACTAAAATTTCAGCCGCAAGCTCAATCGCTTCAATATTGGCATCAGGAATAAGTACTGCTGCTTCAATAACAGGAGGTGGAGCTTCAAGTGGTGGAGCTTCTGGTGGAGGCGGAGCTACAGGAGCAACAGCCCCAACTCCTCCATCGTTCAACGTAGTCGGAGCAAGTGGAACGAATCAATTAGCTCAATCAATAGGAGCACAACAACAGCAACCAATACAGGCTTACGTAGTTGCCAATAATGTAACCACAGCTCAGAGCTTGCAACGTAACATTATTGAAAGTGCCACGATAGGAGGTTAAAATTTATTATTTTGTATCATTAAATTAAAATTTAATGTAAAAAGTTTATAACAAAATTAATTAATATCGTTATACATATATGGATACTTACAATGTAATTTTTAATGAAGGAGAA